CTGTTAAACGGGTCACCTAGAGCTTTTTCAAAACAATTTCCTTGATAAAAAATACCTTCTGCCTCGTTGGAGTTACCAGTAGGCAAAGTCTCCCAATCAAACGACCAGAAAGTAGCAGCATTCGCCACCAGCGGAAACAATAACAACAAAAGAAACCTAAGCATTATTCAATCCTCAATGTGATGGTTTTAGGTTTGCTGGCAGCAATGGTCTTACAAACTTCACCGGACCAATCTGATGCAACATCTGCAATTGTTCTTACCTGATAACAATACTTCCCCGGCTTGCTAACAGTAACCTGAGCTTTCAATTCTTTGGTTTTAACCACACTGGTATATTTCAGATCAACAGGAGAACTACCGTACCTAATCTCATATTCCTTGATTTCGGTAGGAGCTAACTTAGTTCCATCTACTCTCTCTGTAGGGGCAGTCCAACTGAGTTTGTTAATTTCTGCTTGGACTAAACCAGATACCAATAACAAAAATAGAAACCGTTTCATTTCATGCCCCCTTAATCATAATCAAGGTCATCAATCCACTGACTATTACAGTGATGACAACAGACCCAACCTTGTCTGCCAACCAGCCAGCGGGTTTTGCCCGTTCTTGACATGCTGTGATACTGACCTCCAGGTTATCGAGTCTGGTTGTCAGTACGTCTTGAATCCGTTCCAACCTGAGATACATTTGCTCACTCTTCTCATGTCGAATTTCTGACTGTGCCATAGTGATCGCAAAGGTACTCATCGAGTTCGCCAGCTTTTCCAGCGAGGCGTCGATCCTTCGCAGATTTTCCCGCAACATATCATGCTCAACGTCTGTCACTTCTTCCCCCTGGTCATCAGGGCCATGAAACCCTTGTCACTTGTGCGTAGACCAGCGTAAGCCAGCGGAAGCGTCAGCAGGGTACCGAGTATCCAGACATCGGGTTCCTGCTGAGCAAATACATATGCGATGGCAGCAAACAGAGACACCCATGACTGACCCGGCCTGGTGCGACGAACGAATGGGTCTTCAGTTCGATCAGCAAGCCTGATAGTTTGTTGTGTTTCATGATGTTCGGCCTGAGCGTCTTGTAGTTTTGCCAGTTCCATCGCTTCGATGTGTGATCGAATGCTTTGCTCATTTGCGTTGGCCAACTCTTGCAGCTTGGTCAAAACATCAGGATGGGATTGCAGCACTTTCATTGACAATACCGGGTCAGTGGTGCCAGTGGCGCTCGATACCAGCGACACACCCGCAGCAACAGCACCAGGTACATTGCCGGTCAACAGGGAGCCGACCAGTGCGGCACCTGTTCCAGCATTAGTTTTGAGCCATTGCCCAACGTCTTCCCAACTCATCTTACGACTACCCTCATGTAGGCTTCCAAGGCGTGATCAACCTGACCGGAACCGAGGAATGTGTTGTAGTGACTTTTCCAATACTGAGCCAACCCGCGCACATCACCAGGGGAGGGCAAGGCTTCTCTGACCCGGTAATACATGACCCTGGTCATTGCCGTTGCGTAGCTGAGATTCCACACCAGTTCACCAGGTTCACCGGTGACCGAGAAACTATCGACACGACTTTTCAGATCAGGGTTGTGAGAGAGATACCGACGAATGTCAGCATGAGTAGCCGGTTCCATCTGGTAAATACCGAGGGCCGGACCTCTGACTTGATGAAGGAAATATCCACATCGGGATTCTTGCGCGGCTGTGAGAATCAGCAACTCTTCAGCAACATCGGGGCATGGAAGCCCCAAGTGCTGAAGCACTGGCCTGATTACGTATTGTCGCAAGTGCAGGGGATAAATCATGGCCATCCCTCAGTCATGGATGGCCAATTAGATCATCTTTTGGTTGAATACTCAATCAACTGATAGTGAAGGTATGTGAGTACAGCCGACTCACCAGGGTACTCCTGACTGCTTCGAGTTCGACCCGGTAGTTCCCCGATGTTGCAGCACTAGGGAATATCGTTGCACTGGTCCCGGTAAGCCCCGCTTGAGTGTCCAGAAGGCCACCAGAACCGTTGTAGACCCGCAGGGTGTAGGTCACCCCTGCCTCCGGTCCCACACCCGCGCCAAACCAGCCAACAAGCGGTTGTACGGTCTGCTGTACTCGATCCCGATGGACCCAGGTCACCGGTATGTTCTGATTTATGCCCACGGTTGAAGGCCAGTATTGACCGTTGATCCGCACGTTACCAGGAGGGTAGGGCCGCTGGAAACGACCATCAAAGGTCAGGCTCATCGGGGTTGCCAAACTTGGGTCAAGCGTTGTTGATGTACTCTTGGTGAGTACCTTGTAATACGCAGTCTCACCATCAACCCGCACGGTTGGATCATACGCACTTGCTCGGGGTTTCCAAACGTGAATCTCGGTGTCGGCAACATGATTTGCCGGTATTGTGTCCAGCACTCCACGAATAACCCCGATGGTATAAGGGGTGTATGACGTTACCCCGGTGTACTCCATGATTTCGTCACCGACGAACAGCAAGTCACCATCAAGCAAGTCCGTTGCATACAGATCACCTTTCAGATTGGCAATCTGAATGGTGTCTTGCTCCCGACCGATACTAATGAGAAGCGTCGCATACGATGACCACAACCCGTTACCGGCATCTGAGTATGTAACCCCATCCGGTGAGGTCTGTAAAAGGAAATTCGGATTGCTAAACTTCGGTGCTGGGGCCATCACCAGGCCGAAACCGAAATCATCCGGATAGTCCAAACGATCTGAGCTGTTGGTTTTCTTGATTACAATATAATACGGCGCTTCGACAACCCGCTGAGCGATTACCGGTTCAACTTGACCGGAGTTATCGACCCATCCCACCGGTGGACTGACGACATAACTGTATGAAGGCAAGCCGAAAACATCCTCTACCGCTTCAATCCTGATTGTCGCCGCTTCCAGATCACCAATATCAACCGAGGCAACCCGACACACCAAGCCGGATATTCCCAGTTTCGGCCAGTCCAACACAAACACATCACCAACATACAAACCGTAAGCCGCTCGGGTAGCTGTGATCGTGATCTTTGCAAGGCCCCTGCTGCGACTTTGTAGTTCTCGCAGGGCAACCCTTGAGGCAAGATCAGGATCACGTAAGCCAGGGAGGTCGATTTCCTGTGCAATGATTCGACCCTGATTATTGATGCTGGCTAGGTCTTGAATGGTGAGTGAATCCGTTTCCCCATCGGCAACCCGCGTGTATTTCAGCGTGACTTCCTTGACGATTTCACCGTTGCCAGCCCGCGCCAGACTTTCAACTGTACAGTTGGACGGGTCCAATATCGGGAGCGTTTCAGAATCGTAATCGTCACGAATCAATGTGATAAACAGTTGTCCGGTCGTCCGGTCCTGGTTTAGTACCCCGGCAAAGTGTTGCAGAATCATCCCCACGAAGTTTTCGATTGTACTGCTTTGGTTCCATGACAGACTGATACCGAACGATTCGGAATACAGCACATCAGCCGCCGCTTTGAACCGAGTGTCATCAATGTCGTTGACAGGAAAACCCAGACCCCAGGAAGGGTTCGTCAAGCATTCGTAAATGATGTGAACAGGGTTTGCATCATCACCGATTCGTGCCTTCGCTGGATACCACTTCGGATACCGGCGTAACTTTGCAGCAACCCCTTTGAAGTAGGGGTTCATTGCCGACCAGACAAACCCCACCAGGGCACCGACATTGATTCCACGGAAGAACATCGAAGTTAGCCCTCGATACGCCGGTGTCGGTCCAGATATGTCTTCACGGTTCAGTGCGGTAGTGATCGCAGGGTTCACTGTCTGATCCGATGCACCGAAAGCCAGATCAACATACCCATCCATGCCACCTTCACGTTCCTCACCACCAAACAGACCCCGCTTCTGAATCTGAATGGTTGTATTGCTGGTGACCGTGCCGGTCCAGGCTTCTCGATCACCACCATGGATCGCTACAATCTCATCCACCGGACCATGACAGAACACAAGTAGGACATCCATTCGATACCAGTAGCCGACAACCTGTTCACCACCACCGCCGCCTGACATTACCCCTCCCGCCTCGCAAACTCGACCACGGCGATTGCCATCGCATCACCTGTTGCCAGGATGACTTCTTCGGGTAACCCGTTCCGAACGAACTCCGACCAGTCCAGATTGTGACGACTGAAGAAGTCCCTCGCCCCTTTGTTGCAGTATCTCATCTTTCGGATGTGATGGTGACGAATCATCATTTTTTGCCGCCAGATTTCACAATGGGTTCCGCATTTGCACCACCATAAAATGCAACATGAGGGTCTTTGATCCAGACCTCCCCAAAAATAACCGGGATGGGTGAACCGATTTTTGTTTCTGGGATGTCAAGTGACCCCGCCGTTGGGGTTTGTACCTTTGGTTTCGGTGCAAGCAGGTACGAAATCGCACTGATGACCAGACTGACCAGTATTGCGGCCCACATACCAAATCCTCAGTATATTGGTGATCCACCAAAGGGGTTCTTCGTTGGGGTGTGAGGGAAGCCACCATAGTTCTCTTCGTTGTTGAAAACCGATGAACAGGTACTCAGAGACTTGTCACACCCAAAATACGCTTCGACATTCATACCGACAATCAACCCGGTCGTCACCCCCAGTAGGTTTAGTTGTCCGGTTGCTGCGACACTGGAAACGATGGTCTTTCGTTCCTGTGCGTTGTTCTCAGGATTCGTCCACTGAACATACCCGCCAGCGAAACCATTCTCCTTGCTGATGATTGCAGCCGGAAGCACAATCGAGGTTCTGGAAACCGAAGTCACCGGGCCGTACTTACGATAGGTCAGGTTGTTCACACGACAATCGACCCCGTACAACACATGGGGGCATTGACGTTGAAAATTGCGCCGCAACCCGTAGGTCTGTAGTGACGTGCGTATTGGTTCACATTGCAGACTGACCTCATTACCTTCCCAACTCACACCGAGGACTCGACCCTTCCAGATGACCGCCTTCTCGGTATCGGTTCGATGTTTTCGGAATATGGTCAGGGTGACCACACCGGAAGGTACACCAGACTTGAATATCTCGGTCACTTCCAGATCGACTTGCGCTTTGATCGTGATTTGAGCCTTTCCGATGTCATTCGTGTATTCGATGTCATCCCGCTTCATTGCGCGAGGGACAAACTCAATACCATCAACATACTGCAATTCATCGGAACTGGTGTAGTAGAACGACTGAGTTCCACCGTAGTTGAATGCGTACAGTTCAACAGGGGAACCCAGATGATTTGTTTCGGCACTCAGAAAGGTCATCGGCTCACCATCTGCCAGGTCAGTTCACATTCAGCCACCGAATCGGTCAACCAGGTTATCGTCACCTGGTCTGATGCCAGGCGACATAACGGACACAGACTGATTCGCTTCACATCAGATTCGAGCAACAGCACCCCGGTGGGAGTCATTATCTCGATATCGATCAGCCCTGATTCGTCGAGAGTGATCGAGTCAAGTCGTCGGGTGATCAACTGGGTACTTGTCAAGATCGACACAGCGAGGGGGTGACGGTCAGGGAATACACCGAGGTCGGAATGGTTGTCGTAGACCTGAAACCCAAGACCCGATGACACGATGTTCCCTGACAACTTGAAGTCGTCAGTGAA